AGTTAAAGCAACAGTGTTTCCGACCATATTGTCATAACCATTTTTCAAGCCAGGAGGAATAGTTAATTCATTCCAAATAGTAAGCCAGTCGCCATATTGTTTATCAATTCTTTGACCACCAATTTGTACTTCTACAGATTTAATTAAGAAGTGACCAATGAAGTTGACCCATCTAAAGAAGGCAGAAGATACAGTAGATTCAACTCTGGGAAGAGTGACTTGTAAGTAAATTCTATGGATTAAATCACCGTTTCTGGAAACAGTGCATGTAACCTTTTTACCGAAATCGGCAGTACCATTGAAGGTTTGTTCAATGGCTTCCATTGCGAAGTTAGTGTGTCTTCTATAAACAACTTTGAAAAAAGTAATTTGAGGGTTACCTGTAAGATATACGTCTTGTGCGCCATAGGCTACTAATTGCATTAAACCACCAGTCATTTTTTATAATATATACTGAGAAAAAAAATCTGGAATTTTACGAAATAATTTTTAATTAATTATATTATAAATTAAAATTTTATTTTAGAAGATTTAAATATACTTTGTTTAAAATCATCGATGTTTTCACCATTGAAATTAAATATAGCTAATTTATGTGAATTAAAAATGAAAAATAATATTCTGATTTTTTCTAAAGAAATGCGTAATTAGTAAAAAGTCCTATAGATCAAGATTTTTTTTACATACATTAAATAATTAAAAAGAATAATTATTTTGTAAAATAAAAATTATTTTGTAAAATAAAAATTATTTTGTAAAATAGAAATTATTTTGTAAAATAAAAATTATTTTGTAAAATAAAAATTATTTTGTAAAATAAAAATTATTTTGTAAAATGAAATAAAATAAATAAAAATGAAAAATGCATTTTTTTCTATAACTTTTTAAAAATAGGAATCTTTCTATTTTTTTGAAAAAAATATTCTAAAAATATTTTTCTTAGATGTTTTAAAAAGAAATAGTAAATCAAAAAAAATCAGATTTTCAATTTTTCTATAGTTTTTCTAATTATCAATGAGTTTCTCTTTTAATATTTTCTATATTCAAATTAAATTTTATAAATTCTTCTAAATCAATTTCTTTCTTAATAACTTGTTCCTTATTTTTTATAAATTCGTATTTATTATTCTTTAATTTCTTAATTGTCCATCCATCATTTAATGCATTGCATAAAAAAATCATTTTTTGTATGTCATTATACCGTATATTATTTAAAGAAGAGGATGGAATATTTAAATTTCGTTGTTCAATATTTTCCATTCTATAAAAATGTAAAATAAATAAATAAAAGAATATATCCGTAAAATTATTTAATTTTTCATAATTTACTTAAAGTGTTTCTTTTAAAAATAATTATAATATATGTCTGCTAAATGGAAGCAGAAAAGTAGTTCTCAGTTTAATGAAAATATTACAATTGATGCTAAGCACAATGAAATGATGTCCTATTTTGACGAACAAAAGAAGTCTCTTCCTCAATTAAGAGTAGATTTAAAAAATTTAATTGATAATTATAAAAATTCTAGAGATAATTTAAAGCGAAATCAGACCGATTATATTATTAAAAGAAATGAATTACGCGAAGAGATTCAGGATTTAATATCAAAAATTAAAGATATTGAATCCAATAAAGAATTAAATAAATATTATTTGAAAGTAGGTGCTTTATTACATAATTATTATGAAAATGTTGAAAATTCAAAAAATAATCAAGAAAAAGAAAGCTTTGAAACTAATTTATTAAATTTTGAGCAAAATAAACCAGTTTTTACTGATAAGTTTGAACAGATAGATATTGAAAATAATTTGAATATAAGTTCAATGAATATACAAGAACCTGTAAAGAATAAATCAGTGCTTACTTTTTTTGAAAATCGTGGAAAAGAGGAAACTAATGAAAAGTCAAATGAAAAAAATAGCGAAAATAGTTATACATCTACAAAAATAAGTGATTTCGTAAAAGAAGAAGCAAAATTTAAAAAAAAGAATTTCTTAGATGATTATTTACAAAAAATAGATGAAAATTATGTAAATAAAATTAAAATTGACGTAAAAATAAATAAATGTGAGTTATGTGATCATGAAATGACCTTATATCCATCGGAAGGGTATCAAATTTGTGCAGAGTGTGGAAATCAAGAATTTATATTGATTGAAAGTGACAAACCTTCTTTTAAAGATCCACCATTGGAAGTATGTTATTTTAGTTATAAGCGTATTAATCATTTTAATGAATGGTTAGCACAATTTCAAGCCAAAGAATCAACGGAAATTCCTGATGAAGTTTACGAAAAGATTATTGCGGAAATTAAGAAAGAAAGAATTACTAATTTAGAGAAAATTGATACCAAAAAAATACGTCTCTATCTAAAGAAAATAAAATTAAATAAATATTATGATCATGCGGCGCATATTTTATATCAAATTAATGGTATTCCGCCTCCTTCCATGAGCAAGGAACTAGAAGAAAAATTACGATTAATGTTTAAGGAAATACAAGGTCCTTTTCTGGAAGTTTGCCCTAAATCACGAAAAAATTTCTTGAATTATTCTTATGTATTACATAAATTTGTGGAATTGTTATCGTTAGATGAATATAAAGTTTATTTTCCGTTACTTAAAGATCGTGAAAAATTACATCAAACAGATATGATTTGGAAAAATATTTGTAATATATTAGGATGGCAGTTTTATAAATCTATTTAAGATACACTATTTGATTATTTATTTTTTTTATCATTTCATCTTTTTATCATTTATATTGTATGTTTCTTTTTATAATTTTCATGAATATTATAAAAAATGAAATTTTAAATTTATTGATATTTAAAGATGTCTTATTATTTTAAAATTATACCAAAATATATAGTAGATTCTGAGTTTTTAATAACAAAAATAAAGAAAATAATGTCTATTGAAGATATAAATCAAGAAGATTATTTTATCATGATTCAGAGTGATTTATCGATTAAAATTGGTAAAAATCCCCATGATTTATCCCGTCCTAAATTAAAACGCACAACAGCTGGTTTACATTATGGTACATATACTATATCAGAATTTAGTTGTATTTTTCAAAAATTGTATGAATCATCATTAACTAGCGATGTTAATAATGTAAATAAAAGTAGTCCTTTTTTATCTTATGCTGATAAAAATACTATTAATGATATATGCTTACCTAATATAAATAATAATATACCAGCTTCAGAATCATTATTACCTATTGTAGTAGATAATAATTCTGATCTTGATTTAAGTATGGATAAAGAAGAAGTAGAAAAAATAAAACATCAATTAGTTAAACCAAAATTAACTAGACAATATAAAAATGTATCATAAATCATTGTATTTATTATAACTATTTTATAATTTTTCATAACATAGAAACAAATTGTTTTTATGTTATATCATAACAAACTGTTATTACCACATCATTATTATGCTTCAAGTTATAGAAATATGGGTTATACCGCATTATTTTTATAAAATTATGAATATATAAATAAATTTAATAGTTTAAAAGAGAAATAAATTTATTTCTATTCATACCCAATATTTTTTTTTCAGTATATTTACAAAATGAAAAATTTTATTTTATAAATTATCTTCTTTTAAGTAATCTTTCATTAATTGGATTTCCTTTAGTTGTGTATCAATGATTTCATTGGCTAAATGTTTAATCTTATTACTTTTGGTTTTTTGATGTATATTTTTAGATGTGGTAATAGCACTTGAATGATGAGTAATCATTCGTTTTAACCATTGTCTATCTCCTACTAAGTATTGTTTACGCAATAATAATAAACCAGCTAAAATAGCTAAAATAACTCCTATACTAAAAATAGTTAGATTTATATGTCTAGCATATATGTAATGAATAATTTCATGTGCCCACATCATATTCGATACCATAAAAAGACCACTATAAAATAAAGTTAATGAAAAATAAAAATCTTCTACCTGATAAAGCAATAAATTCATCGGATTTAACATAATCGCAATAATTAACATGACAATAAATTGAATACATTGATATAAAATAATATTATTCATGTTTTTCATTTTACTATTTTACTTATACTAGATAGAAAAATTTGTAAAGTATTTGATAATTTCTGAATAAAAAATTTTGTAAATAAATTAATTGTGAATAAAGATTAAATTTTTTATATATGAAATGGATAAGCATTGATATTTTATTATAAAATAGCTAATTAAAGAAAGAAATTATAATAAAATATGAATGTACTAATAAATCCATCGAAAAACCTTGG